CCAGGACCGATGTAATCCAGCCGGACATCATGGCCTGCGTCGGATTGTTGATTCCATCTTTGGCATAGCACTGGAGCGCAATGGCCTGCTGTATTGCGCCATGGAACGCACAATATTTGCCGACGCCATAGGCAACTTCCTCGACGCTTGGATGGGGCACGTCGGGATAGGGGTACACGTCATCCCCGATTACTGAGGCACAACCGGTCCAATCTGATGTTAGACGATGGACAGAGCTCGAAAGATCGCTCTGGATTTGCAGCGTTGGCTTTGTGTTGTCCGCTCCCGAGATAACGCCTATATGCGTTTGCAAGGCGGCTTTATTACTGAATGCTACTTCATCCCCCACATAGTAGCCCCATATGTTTAAATTTTTCACCGCATTGACGACATACGGCGTGAATGTGGCATCAGTGCTCTTGTTCCCCGATTCAGCGTACATAATCGGGATATTGGCCTGTATGGCCGGTGAAAGCCACAAAAACGGGTCCTTGAGCGATACAATGACCTTCATGCCTAGTGACGCAGCATAATTGATATAGTCAAGCATGTGCGCTGTGGTGTCATAGATGAGTGAGTAATTCATGACGAGCTTGATGCCAGCAGCCGCAAAGGCATCAAGTCGCGCTTTATAGGTAGTAGGGTTGGACATGTACGTGCCGTAATCATAGATGGCATGCCCGTCTACTGGATAGTGAGGAGGCGTCGGCTTGATGAGATTATCAAAGTCCCCTACCGCAAATCTCAGGTAGTGCTGCGTCGCACTCCCGCCGCCCAGCATGCCGCACTTACCAGCCGTCTGCACATCAGAACTTCCCGCTATCGCAATGATCTGACCATCAAAATAGATGACAAGATCATAGCGCACGACTTCTAGCCTGATGGTATGCTTCGTGCCTCTTGTAAAGCTGATAGAGCCCTGGGCAAGCACCGTATAATTAGGAAGCGAGTAGAGGATAAATGTATTTGGATTCGTTGCTGCCTGACTGTCCTTGATATAGAGATTATAGGAAAGAGCAGTGGAGGAGCGCATCACCTGTACGCCGCCACCGTCCGATTGGTCCATATCCACTTCTGCAAAGGAGTTAAAAAGCGTGAGTCCGTTGTAATAGAATGCCGTGTCATTGCCGCCAGTGATGAGCAATCTCTTATTGGCCGTGTCGAACGTCTGTGAGCCATTTGTGCCGCCGTCCGTGTGATCGCTCGTGTAGCTGGCACTCGTATTCGTCGTGAAATCATCGGTGGTGATGCCATTGGCTGTAGTAATGCTCATCCGGCATCCTCCTCTTTTTCATGCTCATCAGCGTCTGGCTCAATCCTGGGTAGGGGCCGGATCTGTGTCGTGTGCGTCGTCTTCTGCGAGACATCATAGGCAGAGACAAAGCCGTCATCTACGGTAACGTAGTAGCCCATTTGCTTAAAGAGGTAGCGCACCGCGTAGAGTTCGCGTTTGGTGATCCTGGTCGCATCTTCACAGGACTTCACGCGCCGCGAAAGCGCCTCAATCTCTATTTTCTGGCTCGCAATCGTCGAATCCTTGATCTCTGCGACGGCCTTAAAAAGCGCCGGGCGAAAACCCAGAGCGGTCCCAGCCAGCGTCACCAGCATAATGAAGGCAGAGACGTAAGGCACCAGATCTGAAAAGTTCATACCGGCGGCCTCACCCTCTCTAACTCTAATTCTGTGAGTAGCTTCGATAAGCGTTCTATGGTTACCGTCGCACGTTCTAGTGTCGATGTAGCGCGTGCGGAACTTTCCAGCGCCTGGGTGATGAGTTTCTGCAAGAGATTGTTAATGGTCCTGAAGATCAGGAACAAGAGCCCCGCTACAGCAAACTGCAGCGCAAAGTAGACGATAGTGAGCACGAGAGTAAGCGCGTTCATACCGCCTCCGGCAAGAGCAGCAGCCCCAGCACCATGCGCCGCTCCTGCATATCAGCAAGGTTGTTCACATCATCAATAGTGCCATTGGTCCACAGATGCAGACGTAAAAGCCCATCGCTATAGATGGTCTCGACATTCGTATATCCACTCAGCAGGTCAACCACATCTGGCATATTTTTTGTAACGATAATATATCTCCGCATTGCTAAGCCCTTCTGATTAGAAAATGTTTTCTACACACTATTATACCGCGAGACTAGAGCAAGAGCCCCGAGCCAAAAAGCTTACTCCAGGAGGCAATGGGCGGGAGCTCGCTTGCGGTCACGACGTAGGTGTACAAGATCGTGTCCAAGGGCTGCGTCTGAATGGTGATCGGGTCAATGCTCGTGATAAGCATCTGTGCATCCCACAAGTTTTCCTCGGGGATGAACATAGATTGGATTTGCCCTACCGCGAGCCCATTCCTTTTCGTCGTGAATACAATCGTCCTCGCATCCTTGATACACCAGCGCGCCAGTAGTTGACCAGCGTACACCAGCCCCGAGGCATAGCTCATCTTACGCGATGACACGTCCTCCACGTTCTCCACAATGCCGGTATTGAGCGGTCCCATCACTACTGCAAGGGCCTGCTGGGCCGCTAGATTATCAACAGTAATCGAATCCTCAAAGGTGCCGGTGTAGTTTGGCGTCGTGAGTACATCAGTATTGGCGAGTACGGTTCCGCCTGCGTCCTGGGCTATTACTAGATCCCCTGGGGCATAGTACCACTGCGCCCCACTTTGCCCCTTTTGCGCCACTGATTGTGCCACACCGTTCAACTTCACGACTGGGATGGTGCCCGGCGCAATCGGATAGCGCAGTGTAAAACTGGTGGTATTGCTATCCCCGATAAAGGTATCACTAAAGGTTCCGCTGTTTATCACGCCGGTCAGCGTCTGCCGGTTCCTGTACATGTCATTGGCCATGGTGACCTTGAGGGTGTTATCAGCTTCTAAATCGACAGCCGATGCTACCCCGAACGGCACGGAATATAGCACCCACGGGGCAGGAACTGCTGTCCTTTTGTTGAAATGAAACTGAAAGTTCTGGTCAATCCACCAGGAATAATCCCCGCTCTGCTTGGCCTTGTCGTCGAGTATTTTGTCAGCAAAGAGATGCCGGTCATCCTCTGCCGGGATGAGCGCCCCCGGCCCGATATTGGGATTGAAGGCTGCCACCGTCATATCCAACAGTTGCCCGGTCACCGTCGCATCAGTCGTGGCAGGTACTTGCTTGGTGTAGACGTAGGTATTTAAGAGCAGGTCCCCCAAAGGCTGAATGCGCAGGCTGTAGAAGCGGTTCTGGTCTGCGCCGTGTCCACCGATGAGGCCCGCTTGTCCAGGTCCTGTAATGCTGGTATCGGTCACGCTGGCAAGCTGCACGCCGTCCATCATGGCCGAAATGGTGCTGCCAATGGTAGAGAGTCGGAAGACATGGAAGGTACCGCGTGGGAAGACGAGAGAGCCCGATGCAAGCAGCGTATAGACATCTGCCACGATCTTATAGAGTAACCATGTATTCGGGGAGAGCGCTGCCTTGTCCTGAATATAGAGGTTATAGGTGTTATTGCCGTCTATCCACCTACACGCAAGCCCCATGCCGTTACCCGGTGCCTGGTCGGTGATCGTCTCCACCGTCATATCCGCCCGCGCTATCCCATTGTAGATGAGTACCGGCTCTACCCCGCCGGTTACCTCAATACGTGATTTGGCCGTATTCACCGCCCAGGTCGCATCTGTGCCATCATTATTGTGCGTACTGGTATAGAGGCCCGTCGTATCGCTGTCGAAGCCATCAATAATCGGGTCTGGCTGCCCGAACAAGCCCGGGATAGGCCCGCCCGATTGTGCTGACACGTCTATCCAGTCAGAACCGTCACCACGGATGCTCGTATACATGCCAAGGGTAGTAGTAGCACTAGGCAGGTTCGCATTCCAACCGATAACACTACTGCCCAGGCGTCCCACCAGCTCCAGTGCTAAAGCAGGATCAGGGTAGGCCGTCACCCGGAAGTCATCGAAGGACGCTACCCCGGTACCGTTGGCATAGAGCGCAAAGCCGCCCGAGAGGATAACGCTTCCGACGAGATAGTGATGCAGGATCTGCGTAGGCGTGAGGACGTAGTTGTAGAGCGCTATCTCATCCAGATCACCACTGTTATAGCTGCCTGCCCAGTAGATATCAGTATCGATGAGCACCGGGTCACCGGCGCCACTGACAAAAAGCGCCCCATCAAGATAGGTAAGCGTGCTGGCGCTATCTGCAGTAATCACGACATGGTGATAGACCCCGGTTTGCTTGATCCAGAACTCAAGGGAGAGCGCGCTCCAGGTACTGGGATTAAGCGTGTAGGGCAGGGAGAGCATGGAGGTTGCGCCGAAGAGCATGGCGGTATCGCTATCACCAGAGATAGCCCCTGCCTGGGAGAGGGTGATGCCACTAGAAAGAGATGCATCATAGTGATTGGCCGTCTGGTCAAAGGCTACCAGGCCAGCACTCTCGCCCGCGCGGTAGTACGCTTGTGGATTGTCAGCAAGAATAGTGTCTGAATAGTGGCTCATGACCAGTTCCCCGAGATGAGTCCAGCCAGAATCACTTTGGTCGTCGCGTTGGCAGCGCCCGCCCCGCTTGCTGGCAGCGGCCCGGCAGAGGCCAGCGTCTTGATTGGCCCGGCAAAGCCTGTCGCTGCCGCCTGGCGTAACACCTGGTCGGTCGAACTGTCGGTCCAGAACGCCAGCCAGTAGCGCCCCGGCGGCAGTAACATATTCCCCCCGATGAAAGCAGGATTGACACTTGCCGATACTGCATCTGTGAGCGTGGTGTTCGTCGCTGCCGCATGGTCTATACGCACATCAGGCACGCCTGCGTTGTCAGTATAAACGCCTATATCGTAGTGGCCTGCCCCGCCTGTACCAAAGCGCGCACGCACACTGGTGAGCGTCAGAAATTCCTGCGTTTCTACCCCCACGAAGTAGCATGTGCCGCCGGTAAGTGTGCCCAGGGCCCCGATGGTCAGATCGCCACAGCACAAGGTCTGTGGCGAAACTAGCCCACTGCTGATTGAGCCGCCAGTAATCTTGTAGCGGTTGAGCACGGTGAGCCCGGTGCCGGTAAAGGATGGAGTCGTGACGACAAGCGTCCCGGCAGAGGATGCAATGATGTTATCGGTCTGTCCTGCCCCGGCCCCGATATTGTCCTGAAAGATACAGTTATTCAGGTAGATATCCCCCGAACTGGTGTTGTCGAAAGAGTATCTATTCCCGCCTGTTACCTGGCCGTTTGCCACAAACACACAATCATCAAAGGTTACGGCCGCTACACTGCCACTGGTCAGCACCCCATGCGTATTGTTAGAGCCTATCTTTAAGCCCACAAACGTGAACTGCTTGCCCGCTTTTAATTCAAGCCCTATTTGCCCATCGAGGATTTCACCGGAGGAAAGGGTGATATCAGACGGCGAACCGTTTGTACCGCTCTCGACGAGCACGCACGATGAACTGGGGTTACCTGGGAACATACCGAACTCAATGGAGGAGCCTTTGATGGTCTGGCACTTGCCCTTAATATGCAAGGGGTTGCCGGTGCCGGTGGTCTGGGTACAGGCCGCCATAACATTTGCCATGAACACGTCGGAGATATCTTCCAGGAAAATGCCGTCCCCACCTTCTACGCGCTCCAGGTGAACGTTCGAGATGAATATCTGCCCGGTGAAGTTCGTATCAGTGCTCTTGATGTGTATCCCGTTGAGGTTATGGTTGCCCCACACGTTATCTATCATGTTACCGGCAGGATTGGTTGCGCCGCTACTTTGGATATTGATGCACCAGCCATTCATGTAGGTAAAATAGAGGTTTTCTAGCCTTGCCCAGCGCTTGTTGCTTCCAATGGCATCAGTAGCCGGGTTGCTGGCAATCGTCGTCGAGGGCCCGCCGATAAACTGCATATCAGACACACCGGCATAGTCACTGGTGATGTTGACCATAGCCGCCCCTGAAAAGCCAGACGTCGCCTTGAGGCCAGTACCCTCTCCTCCACCCTTGAGCCACACGTTGGCCGGAGGCACGACTGGCCCGGAGATAGCAGCGATGCCCGGGAAATAGACAGTGCCCCCGCCAGCATTGCTACAGGCGGTCATGGCGTCATTGATCTTGCTAAGATCATTCGTTGAGGCGTCGCAAACGGCTCCATACTGTTTGATGTTATAGTAGACGGGCGGTATTAAAGCTATGAATGTAATAATTACACCTCCCCTATAAGACTGCTGTTACATTCCAGGCTGGCGGCTCTACTGTCATGTCAGTCCATACACGGCCATAGAAATTGGTTGGCCCATTACCTGCAATGCGAAAGCGCATGCGGTACCACGTCACTGTAAGCAGGCTTACGCTCACTGTGGCGAGTATATACTGGGTACCGGCCAGGCACATGATGATAGCCAGGGCAGTGGTGGTCACCTTGAGCAGGCACCAGTTATTGCTATCAACATAGCGCAGCACGATACCAGCAGAAATCGTAGAAACTGACAACTGGAAACGCGTACTGTCCTCACTATCCCCCGCCGTTTTGCTGCCCAGGCGTTCAAACAGGTCCCCGGTCGTGTTGGTGATAGTTGCTTCATTGCTGGCTATCGCGTCCGTGCCGGTCCCTACTTTGGTATAAGTCTGCCCATCATCGGCAGTGCCCAGCCCTGATTGATTGGCCCGGTCCATATAGTCAATAGCAAGCGGGACGGTTGACCGTGAGCCACTGGCTACATACCCCCCGATCACGGCCCAGCGCAGGTTGGCTATGTCTGGCATGACCCCGGTTGAAGATGTCGAGAGCGTCACTTTCACGCGCACATTCTTACCCGCCCCGGAGGACCCTGGCGTGAGTCCTGGGATAGACCCGCCATTACTGGCTGTCTGATAGGTGCTCCCACCATTGGTCGAGGTCTGCACAAGGAGAATGGCGGCCCCCGAATGCAGCGTACCCCCTGCCGGGACTGGCGTATCCCAGGTGATGATCGATGAGGCTATGGTGGTAATCGCGCCTATCGAGGTAGAAGGCCCGGTCCATGTGCCTGATTTGGCCTGCATGATACCAAAGTTGTCGAACTGATCGACAATCGAAACCGATGGCTCCCCGTTCCTATTGCGCAGCGCCAGGTAGGCAGCTGCTGTATAGGTGCTATCGGTGACACTGAGGCGCTGGATGCCATTCACGTAGACTGTGTAGGTATTCCCACTCTTCACCACACGCACGCGGTACCAGCCGTTAGCTAGCTTAGTCGAGAAGGTGTAGATGGCAAGCTGGCTATTGCCACCGCCACTGCCGTTACTGCCACGCCTGATTTCGATACTTTGCGATTTGAGTTCTATGGCGTAAGCATAGTCGTCATTGTTATTCCACGTGGTCGTGCCCCAGGTAATACTAAACTTAGGCACATCCCCGTGTACGTTGATATCGACTTCTGCCGTCCAGTTACCCGACCACAGCCCGGCAAAGTCAAGGCGGGAGCGCGTCTCACTTGACTTTTTGCAGGACAGCTCATAGACGCCCGATGAGACATCCTGGGTAGGACTGCCGTTCCCAAACAAGGTCTGGCCCGAGAACACCCCGTCGTCATAGTTTCGTGTCACCCCGATTAAGGACACATCCCCCCCAGCGTTGGCACGCGCATTAGAGAAGACGCCCACGTTCCAGTCGTTTTGCGCGAGATAGGAGGCAGAGACAGAAGAGGACCCGACCAGTTCCAAATCACCATCCCCCACATTGGAGGTCCCGACCACATTTGAGAGCGTGCCGCTATTCCAGTCGTTTTGCGTGGTGACAAATTGCGTGGCATAGTTGGCCAGTACGCCTTCTGCTGCCAGTACATCAGAGACGAGATCGGCAGCGATTTTGCCAGCAAAGGTCGGTGTGGTGTAGACCCTGTTCGATGTGCGATTCTCTGCCAGGCGCCGGGGATCGAAGCAATCGATCTGATGGAGGGTGGTCGGATGAGGATAGGTATTCGATTTATCCTGTATATCGGCTGCCACAAAGCCGGTGAAGAGACGACCAAGCACGGGGTCATCAACGGTGACTTTCATGAGGTAGGTAAAGAATACCGTCCCGGTATAATCCCAAATATAAATGGTGCATTTCCAGCGTTCCGCCAGTTTGGGGGAGAGCTTGAAAGCCGGTTCATCGATGATATAGGGCGTGCCGCCTATTTTGACTGTGAGCACAGACTACCCCCTGAGCACGGGGCCGCCGTGCCTGCGCACATCAGTGGCGGCTCTGCCCATGATTTTATCGACCACACTTGCCCCGTCGAGTTTCACATCAGGCGGCATAACGACGATATGGTTATGCACGACGGTCGTACCCCCGCTCGGATAGCGCCCGCCTGCGAAAGAGGCACCAGAAAGCGCGTAGGAGCCACTGTAGCCACTACCCATGGCACCAGCCAGCCGGGCAGAGGCGGAAGCTAGTTGGGGGATACCTGAGAGCAGCCCCGAGGCAAACATCCTGATGAAGTTGGGCGCCCACTGGTCACTGTCAGATGCTGGCCCTACCTCGGGCGGGCTGCGGAAGCCTAGCGCCCCTGCAACTGCCGCGGCAGCATCGGCGGCGGCTTTACCGAGTGCCCCCAGCATAGAACGGATACCATCAATGATACCCTGGATGATATTCTTGCCCCAGGTGAGCGCTTTCGTTACCAACCCACTGAAAAACGTCCCTATGCTATTCGCAAGACTTCCGAGTGGCCCCGAGATGTAGGTACTCCAGGCACTGCTAAAAACGGATTTGACCTTCGTCCAGAGGTCGGTTGCTGCCTTGTGGGTATTATTGGATGTGGTACTCCACCACTTAGAAATATTACCCCAAATGGTGTTGAAAATCCCTGAAAGCCAGCCCCATACAGCCTGGAACACACCTTTCACGGCATTCCAGGCCGTAGTTGCCAGGGTTTTCATCGTATTCCACTTATCGCCTATCCACTTTACGATAGTTGTCCATGCTGCCCGGAGCCAATTCATCACAGCCTGAGATGCAATTTTGATCCCATCGACAAATCCCTGAAAGTAGGAATTATGCACATATAGCCAGTTAAATACCCCTACGATAGCATCTATAGCACCCTTAAATATACCCTTGATCGTCTCCCATACTCCTCGTAAAAAGCCTATCAGCCCATTCCAGGCCCCAGTAGCACTCGACTTGACACTTGCCCACACGCCGCTAAAGAAAGCCCCGATATTACCCCACGCGGTTTTTATCCAGGTCCAGGCATTCATGGCAGCCGTGCGAATCCAGGTCCAGGCGTCAATGCCTGCTTGTTTCACCCAGTTGAAAGCAATGATGACATAGCGTATAGCTAGCAGTATGCCCACGATGGCAGCCACGACGACGGCGGCCAGCAGCAGAATTGGTGTCATCATGAGCACTGCTGCTATCCCGATAGCAATGGCAACCCCTTTCAAGGCAATCATGGCCTCGCTTGAGAGGTGCAGCGAGGCAATTAGCTTTGCCCCCCACATGACAAACTCTACGATTTTCGAGACTACAAACGAGACCGCCGGTGCCATGAACGCGATAGTGTCACTCACAGCCTTGAGCGCGCCGGATAAGGCATTCGATTTGGCAAACCAGTTGGCAAACTGCGAGACCACGGGGATGATAGCAGCCGCGATTTGCATGATATAGGGCATGAGTTGCAAGCCAATGGTGATGAGTAGCCCCTGCAGGACCGCCTTCCCGCGATCCATCTGCACGTTGAAATTGCGCTGCGCTACATCCCAACCTAAAACGGCCGTCTTACTGATGCCCATAGCGGCTGCAATCTTACGGGCGTTGTCCTCAAATGTCTTCATGTGCCCGCCAGTGAGCGAGAGAAACGATTGCAGGGAGCGCTGCCCACCGATCATGTCTGATACCGCCCGGTTGAACGGCACGCTGCCCTCCGGCCCGGCCCGTTTGGCGGCATCATAGACCATCTGCAGCGCCCCTGGCAGGCTCTTCTTCATTTCGTTGGCCAGGGCGACACTATTGAGGCCCCACAGTTTCATGGCATCTGCGGCCTTGTGCGTCGGGTTCTCTATACTCTGGAAGAGGAAGCGTAGAGAGGTCGCAGCACGCTCGGCAGGGATACCGGCGTTGGTCATGGTAGACATGGCTGCTGCCACGTCGGCAAAAGAGATACCCAGGTTCTTGGCAAGCGGCAGGATTGGCCCCATGCTCTGTGAGAGTTCTTCCAGGGTGATCTTGCCGAGTTGTACGGCCCGCGTGTAGCCGTTCATAAATTGCGTTGCGTTGAATTGCTTGGTGCCATAATCGGTCATGGCTGTTGTCAAAGCCTTAGCCACGTCAACGATCTTGGCTTGCTCAGCGACTGAGCCACGCGCCGCAACTGCCAGCGTATCCTCTGCCTGTGCCCCGCGCTGTCCTGCCGAAATAATTTGGTACATGGCAGGAAGGAGCTGGTCTGTCAGCACGCCCGTATCGGTACTGATACCCAGTATCGACTGGCCCATGAGGTTCATATTATCGGTCACGTCACCCGCGCCAGTCACTAGCCTGTTAAGCCCCTGTTGAAAGTCACCGGCCGCCTTGATGGCGGCCACACCGATAGCGACGGCGACGGCGACGGCGACAAGCGAGAGCACGGCCATGAGTTTGAGGCCGGACAGCGCAAGTTCTTTGAAGGCAGCCCCCGACTTTTGCGCGCTCTGCCCCATCAGGAAGAGTGCAGCATCTGCGTGCCCGGCATCGGCAGCGAGTTTAGCGAGATTGGAGAGTTTGCTTGCTTCACCAAAGAGTTTGAAGGCGGAAGACAGGCCAAAGAAGTTAGCAGTGAGCGCACTGAAGATACCGGCGGTGCTGTTTCGTGCGCGGATATCGATCAAAAATGACAGCGCCCTATCCCCTGCCATAGCGCCCGTTGCTCCTTTCTGCTGCCTGCTCTATCTCTGCGGTCTTTGCATTGATTTCAGCTTCTTTCGCCGCGTCATGCTCCATTCTCGCAATGAGCACCAGGCGTTGTATCTCGACTTCCTGGATAGGCGCTGCCAGATAGCCCCAGTAGCCCCCGAATAGATGGTACAAATCGGCTCTTATGATGGCGTCAGGGATGAACTCTCCTCTTCCAAGCTGTCCATCAAATGCCCGTTTGCACCAGGCAAAAAATCCTCCTGCTCCTCCTCACTCATCGGCTCTGCAATCTCGTCAATGCGCTCAAGAATTGGTGTGCGATAGTTGCTGGGCAGGTGGGCGATGGCGTTACGAGACACCTCCTGCTTGCGCCCGTTCAGGGAGAACGTCCAGTCGCGTATCATGACCTCAAGCAGTTTGACGCGGGAGGTGCCGATGCGCATATCAGGCTTACCCTTCTTTCCTTCGCCTTTGATCGCGCCCCCGGCATTCTCCACCTGCTCCTGGTCGGCTGTGGTGTAGGAACCTTTCAAGATGACTATTTCGTGTGGCTCCCAGCGCCATTTCTTGCGGAACTTGTCGGCTTCCTCCGGGTTGTTATCATCAGGAAGCAGAATATTTGGTACGGCGTCGAATGCGCCCATCGTAGGTAGCCCTTTCTAGTGTTCAACTTGCGTAGGTGGGCGGGTTTCTTGTAATGATTTCCAGCTTATACGAACCGCCGATTAACGGATCATACTCAGTCCTCAGCTTTGGCTTGGCAAAGACGTTGCCCTTGCCTGGGTCGCCTTCCTGGCCGTAATCCTCGTATCTCACCGGCAGGGTCCACTTCCAACCCTTGTAGTAGAGCGTGCCCGCCGAGGTGCCGATATACTCCCCGATGATCTGTGCCACCAGGTACTGCTTCAAGTTTTGCCGGTACTGCTCAAACTGTAAGAGGTTCACGATATCGTAGGTGGTATCTACCATGACTTCAGGTTTCTGCGGGTAGGCCCGGCTGTAATTCTGTGAGTTGACAAAAGTCCAGTGTGGCTCTACCCCTGCCTTGATCGCAATCTTGATTTCCTCGTCAGCATCGGCAAAGGTGGTTGCCCCGGCAGTGCCCGTGATCGGGTCGCAAGCTACCTGCGTCTGCCAGCCAGCTACTGGCAGATCGGCAAGCGGCGCGCCGATACTCGCTATGCGAGAAGTATTGAGCGGGTTCGTTGTGCGGTCCCCGATGGGTATCTTATCCTGTGCCCCGCCCTTCAGTGAGAGTTTCACCTCTGCCTTGTTGGAAATGGTCATTTCCCCATCAGTGGTATAGGCGAATGGGTGTACCCAGGAGGCAGAGCCGTCAAAATGCTCTACCACAGCCGTTTGCCGCACACTCTCAGATGTAGCCGTTCCCAGCCAGCCAAAGACGCCGGTGATGACCAGTGTAGTGGCATTGGTGGTCCCGCCAATCGAGGTGATGGCGCTGTACACGTTAGCGCTATAGTACGTGCCGTTAGCGCCCATGGTCACAACCTCAGTAGCCGGGCTGCCGTAGGATGTACCGTTGATAGTGATGGCGGCACCCGAGGCCCAGGTGCTCGCCAGTATAATCAGCTTCATGCCGGGTGCGGTTGGCTGGTTGGCAATGGTCATGGAAGCTGTAATGGTCGCACTGGCCACAATCGAGAGTGGCGCGGCGGGCAGTGTGGCCCAGGTAGGGCTCCCTGCCATCAGATAGACCCAGTACAAGGACAAGTCCCCGTAGAAAGCGCTGTCCCAGGTATCGATGCCCGGATCATTGATGGTATCGATCAGCTTTTTGTCACGTGCCATCAATCCACTATGCTCATTTGGGGAAAATGAGGGCACTTTACGCCCTGATTTGAAGGCAGTATCGGGGATATTGAACTTGCCGCCCTGGCACTGTTTGACCACTAGCACGCCGCCGCCAGTAACGAGCGGGGCCGATGCCTGGAAATTGGTGAGCACGGTGTAGAGATTGACACTCTCGTACTCAAACGTCGCCAGTTGTGGGCTCTGCAACTGCTGTGGCGTGGGAGCAGGAACAGTTACGACTTCGGTATTGCCAGGGATGCCTGTGCCATTGATGGTGAGCGTGCCACCGGCAGTCCAGCCAAACAAAATGAGACGCTGGCGTGAACCAACGGAACCGCCGGATGGCTGAGTGATGCCGGTTGACATAGTAGCGGCAATAGGGGTGGCAGCCATGGTGATCGTCTCGCCTGAGACCGCCTCTATGGCGATATTAGTGCTACCCTTGGCAGCAGTAGGCGTTAATGGCACGGTTTATCTCCCCTCTTCTGCTGGCGGCGTTTTCGCCTGTTTCTTGCGCATAGGTGTCGGTTCCTTCTCTTCTTCCTCTGCTGATTCCTCCTCTACAGGTGCCGGCGCAAAGTGAGGATGCACGGGCAGAGGTGACGCCTTAAACGTCCCGTCAGCGGCTACATCGACGCGCACGCCCGAGAAGAGGCCGGGGATACCGGGGATAGAGCCCGGTTCAGGGAAAAGGTAGTGTTGGCTCAATTTATGCTCCTATCCATTTGCCGCCACGGATAAAGCCGTGGTGTCCACAGCCACAGCAGATAGACGGTGAAAGCGTAAGCGTTTCTCTGGATTCAAGCGTCCAGACAGGACCCGAATCCCCCTTCCATTGGAAGCCTCCCACACACCAACCGGGAGTAGCACTGTTCTCTTGAACTGCTACCCGATGCCAGAGTAGTCCCCCGGAGGGTTCGCTCTCATCTGATCGTGCTGTCCAGGTCACTGCATGGTCATTATCCAACCAGATCGTCTGACTCTCTTTGGCCCAATCCGGGAGGATACGCTCTGCCATCATGAGAGTACACCTCCTGGGATAGCCCACTCCTGCTTCGTCTCAAGCTCTATAACATGCGCCTTCAGCCATTGGCCGTTACGCAGAGCACGATAGAAACTACCGGTACCAGATTTCAATTGTGACTGGTAGACACCTGGAATAGTATTCCCGAGTTGGGCATGGGTCTGGAACGGCACCATCAGATAATCACTCACATCGTAGATGTAGGAAGCCAGCGTGGGGGTCTCAAGGCTGCATAGGGAGAGGATGTACCACGTCTGCGGGTCCTTCATGCGCCCGGCGCCGCCAAAGCCATGCCGCTCTGAGTCGTCTAGATGACCGTAGACCTCAGCGACAGCCCCGCCGTCGCTCACTTTCCCGATGACATCGTTTATCATCTCCAGTTGTGCAAGCAGGTAGACGGGCGTCGATGTGTTGGGAATGGTAAGGGCCGCCAGATAGGCCACTATTGCCTGTCCGATAGCTTTAGTAGAGCGCATAGTTGGTGCTGGCATTTATGCACCCCCTATTCTTGCCCAGGTCCTGAGCACAGCCTGATCCATCAGTTCTAATACCTTCTCAGCATTGGCATCGAGCGCTGGACCTGCGTAAGGTTCTGCTGCTTCATCATAGACTCTCCCCAGGCTATCGGCACCATGGAAACCGTATTCCAGTCTGAAGGCTTGTGGGGCGCCTACGTCGATACCCGCTTCAAGCGGGGAGATGAGTACCGCCGCAACAGTTGAGGCTAGATGACCGGTCGGGTGCTGAAAGGCCGTCCAGGTGTTGGTTGCGGCGGCATCTGCGACGATCTGGCCTGCTTCCTCCATCGATGGCGCCATTTCCTCTTCAAGCATGAGATCGAAGGAGAGCAAACGTGCCATACTAGCCATCGATGAAGGGTCAAAGGCGATATCGAGGATCACGGCGCACCTCCCCGTTGTGGGAAGCGTACCACCTCGACGCGGCGCAGCACCTCGAAGGTGCCAGGGTCTGGAATATCGAACACGCGGTACTTGATGCTGTTTATCACCAGCCGGTCAGGGCTGTACACGACGGTATTCCTAGGCATAAGTACATACCCGAGAGAAGCCCCTGTCGTCTCGTCACTGATATCCTTCTCTGTGCGTGTAGGACCGTCTACCAGGGCACACGGCACCGCCTCAAGGCCCGCAACTGTCGTATAGACGTTGTTGACTTCGCGCTGAATAGCACACCTGTCAGTGAGCAGGTGACTGACGAACCAATCCGAGAGATTTTGTAGTTTGGTTGTGCTAAAGAGTGCAGGCATTAAAACTCCCCTACCGATGGTTCTAGGAAATCGAGTGTAAAGCGCCCCGATTGGAACTGCTCGATTGGCCCCACGCCAAGTTGCATCAATCGCTTCTCTGCATTTTTGAGCAGAGTATTCACTTGAGTGGCTACTTGAGAATGCTTAGCAGAGATGTTAGGCGCAACTGACACATCCATCCGAGTCGCAAAGAACTTGGCGTAGCGCAGGAGCGCGTAGTAGTCACAGAGTGCCAGGTAGGCTATCACGTGCGCCTGGTCAACATTAGCTGTAGCCAGGTCACTCTCCTGGTAGCCAAGCGCTCTGAGAGATTGATCTAACACCACGTTATAGGCGCTGGTGATTGTGCCACTGGCCCAGGCAGTTTCAGTCGCCAGGTCCTGGTATTCTTCCTGCAAGTAGTTTGTGGCAGTAGGTCTATCGATGACGTTCACCCCTTGCCCTTCAATTCGTCCTGCCAGTTCTGCGGCAGGCTTCCCACCCAGCCGAATTGTTTGGCCTTGCGGATAATGCACCTCTTGATATCAGCCCGCTCTGCATCGTCGGCAGCACGGCCCATCGAGTTCACGGCGGGCATGACATCATCGCGCGAGAGCACCGGGAACGAGCGGTCTCGCCCGCAGAAGGCAGAAGCAGGGAGCGCATCACGTTGCTTTTTTGTGAGTGACCCTGCGGCCATGACATTCTCCTACTTCGTGAACGGCAAACCCGGCGTACCACCACCGGACACTGGCGCACTGCCCTCACCGCCGCCTTTGCCTGATTTAGGCACAGTAGCGCTATTATTGACGCGGCCAGTGGGCATAGAATTGCCGCCCTTGCCTGGCGCCGTAAAAGGCAAAGCAGCCGGGTTCTGCGTGTGCTTCACGGCGGGCGGGCTGCTCTTATGCAGGGGGCCGGACAGCGCGGCGAGAATAGCTTTTTGTACTTTAGCGCTCATGGTTATACCTCCCGTGCCA